TCGATCCCGCGTGGGAGCGCCAGGATACGACGAGTTGTCTCCGGTGTACTCGCTCATTTAGCCCACGAGGAGCGACGTGCGCCCCAGCTGAAGTTCCTGCGTGTTGACGCCCGTCGGCCCGGTGAGCATGGTGCTCGAGGGACCGCCACCCATCTCGGCGGCAGCGCGGCCCATGATGTCTGCGACGGCTGGTTCGGCCCGGTTAGCAGCAGCCATCGACTGCTGACTGAGACGCTGCTGGCTGCGAGCCTGAGCCGCTGCGGCGTTCTGCGCCTTCTTCTGCTGTGCAATCGCATCCTGTTGCGCCTTGTTTCCCGCGATACCGAGGCCAGCAGCCGTTGCCGCACCTGCGGCTGCTGCACCAGCACCAACAATGGCTGCACCAGTTGCGGCGGCAGTTGCCGCAGAAGCGCCTGCTGCAAGTCCAAGCGATGTCAGTCCGCTGACAACAAAGTGTCGTTCGCGGCGTGAGGAGAGGTCGTGGATTCTTCGGATGCTACGGTTGAACATTGGATGACCTTCATAAAAGTGCGTTCGCTCACCTCGTAGCCGAGCCTTTGGAGGATCGACCCTGCCGGGCTGCCCGCTTCGAGGACGATGTCGGACATGCAGGCGACTTGCGCCCCTTGTTCTTTCGCCCACCGTTCAAACTCGAGCAGCATGCGGATGCCTTCCGGGCGGTTGCGGAAGTCGGGTTGCATCCACCAGACGTGCTCGAGCGCGATGCGCGAGCTGGGGTTGAACCAGCACGGGACGATGGACGCAGCCATAAACCCGCGAATGCGGCCATCAATCTCTGCCACCCAGACGCGGCCCACCGAAGCAAGCTGGATGATGGCTGCGCGTGCGTCATCGCTATACATGGGCAGCACGTTCGCATACTTCGTGCCTGACATGAACTCCATGCCCATGTCCACAATGGCCTCGATGTCCTGCTCGTTTGCTTGCCTGACCATGACTGTAGACCTCCGTCTAACGGTTACGGGTACTCACCTGCTCATACGGGTCGTAGTCGGTCGGCCGCGTATCGATCTTCTCGCGCACCTCACGAGGAAGCATCTTGGCGACCGGGTATGCGAACGTGAGGCACAGCGCGTCGGCCATGTCGGGGCTTCCGCCGCCCTGGAGCCGCTTCTTAATTTCGTCCTTCGACTCAAGCACGCGCTTGCCGGCAGCGTCGTACCAGTAGATCGGCGTGCTGATTTCCTGCTTGAGCGTGATGTCGTTCGGGATCGAACCACCCGCTTGTATCCATTCGCGTATGGCCCACCACATCTCGGTGCGCTTGTTGAAGAACAGGTTGGCGTAGGTGGCTTTGCCGCCGAACGCGACCTCGGTCACGTCGTAGCCGAGTTGCCGCAGACGGTCGATCACGCCCGCGCCTGCCCCAGCGTCGATGAACACGGCGTCCGGGTCGCGGTCCTCGATGACGTTGGCAACGGCTGCCGCCAGCGCCATGTTGTCGATTCCGTGGTGAACGATGGGCTTCTCCATGCGTAGCCCTTGGCGCAGGACAATCACGCTGCGGTCGTCCCCGAATCGGGCCGGGTCAACGCCGACGATGAGCGGCTGGTCGATGATGTCGCCGTCCTGGTACTGGCGCTGCGACGCGTTCTCGGCGTCTGCGAGGCTGATGAGCTGGTCGTCGCCTGCCGCGCTGAAGTCGCACAGGTACTCGCGTGCGAAAGCCGCCTCTGGCATGTCGCGCTCCAGGCGCTTCACTTCGTCGGGCGCGAGCGCGTCGGTGTCGTACACCGTGTACTTCGCCGCATACCAGTCCTCGAGGGAACCGCTTGCTGCGCGATAGTACAACTCGCTGAACATGTTGATTCCAGCGGGCGTGCCGATGAACAACGCCCAGCCACGGCGGTCGGAAAGCGCCGGCTGGATGATGGCCTCCCATACCTCGGGCTTGATCTGCGCCACCTCGTCGATGACGCAGCCGTCCAGGCGCACGCCACGCAAGGCGTCGGGGTTGTCGCCACCGAACAGGCGGATCGTGGCTTTGTTGTGCTTGAACGTGACGGCGAGGTCGGCCTCGTTTACGTCCACGGTCCCGGTGCGGATGAACGGGTCAATCCTTTGCTTCAATCGCGCCCAGGCGATGGCCTTGGCCTGCTTCAGGAATGGCGCGACGTATACGAAGAACCCGAGATCCGACGTGCACTTGACTGCCCGGTGGAGCAGCTCCATGAGGGCGAGTTCGGTCTTGCCGGCGCGTCGGTGCAGGGCAAGGACGGTGAACCGCCGGCGCTCGAGGTGGCACCGCCGCTGCCATTCACGCGGGTCGTAGCCGAGGCGGATGGTCTTACGCATCGGGGACGCCCGTGATGACGTTCAGGCTGATGCCACCGCCATGCTCGAGCTGCTGCCTGTCGCCGTACTTCTTGGGGTTCCACTTGGCGAGGAGCTTCAGGCGCGTCTCAACCTGAAGCCTGCGCCACGCAACCTCGGTCTGGTCAAGGGGCTGCGTATCGGCAAGGGTCACGCACTGGTCGGCGATCACGTCGTGGCCGTCCTCGCGTGCGCGTGCGATGCGTGCCACAAAGTCTTCATCCTTGTCCATCCAGTGGTACACGGTGCGCCACTCCGGGTTCCCTGGCTGCCTGCACCATTCGCGCAGGGGCTTGCCGTTTGACAGCCACGCGACGAGGGCGTCGGCGTGGTGTTCTGGCACGGCCTCAGGCGGCCGGCCTATCTTTCGCTTGACGAGGGCGTTTCCAATCGGCTGGGAGACAGGCGCGACGCTGGTATCGGCAGATTTTGCTGACAGTGGTCCAGCGGAGTCCGAGGTGTTTGGCGATGCGACGATAGCCCCAGCGGTGTTCTTCGTGGAGTTCGCGGATCTCTTGGACGATGGCCTCTGGGATCGTGGCATTGTGGTGTGTTTCCCCCACGCGGCGGCCGTTCTCGCCGTAGGCCGCGAGCTTTCTCACTTGCGCTTCTTGCCCTTTGCCTTCACGTCTGCGCGGTTGAACTTCTTGGCGACCGACATGGGGACTCCCACCTTCTTTGCGAAGCTTTTTGAGTGGGCGGCTGCTTGCATCAGACGGCGCTGGGCCGGCGACTTGCTTGGCATTACGTGGCTTCCTTGGGGGAGAGGGTGATCCGTAGTCCTGCTGCATCGGCAAGGGTGATAGCGGAATCAAAGGTGGCGGTGCGCTTCCCGATGACGGGCGCGGTGGACAGCAAGCACATCACGGTATGCGCTCGGAGCTTGCCCTGCTGCTCGAGGTCGCGTGCGACCTGGCTGCGGGTACGGCCCTGTGCGACGACAGCCGTGGTCACGGCTGCCTTGAAATCGTCATACGAACTGATATCCATTTCCCAAAGTATATCAGGGTTTGCACACTGGTTCGCCGAAATCTTCGGAGGTTGCCGCCCAGATGAGACGCGGCGTGCCTGGTCCGAGTTCGTTGGTTTCGATGTTGTCGGTGACGAACGTGCGGGCTTCGCCGATGGACATTTCGTGCTCGTCGCGCAGGCGTGCCGCGATCATGTCTGCGGAATATACGGCGACGGGTATTCCTGACCGTTCGGTGGACTTGGGGTACATGACCCCGAGGAGACAATCGTCCAGGTTGGCGAGCAGAATGGGATGTCGCCGCCGTCGCATGGCGGCAGTTTACCAAATCACTTGCTAAATCCACGTTCTCCTTCACCGATTGGTTCTGGGTCTGGCGGCATGACGCCGTACGTCTTGTTGACCCAGTGCCTGAAGTTCTCGTAGTCAAGCCGCACGCGTTCGCGGTCCTGTTGCCATTCTTTGGTGTCGAAGTCCTCGACACTTTCAAGCCAGTGCTCAACGTCCTTTCTGGCCTGGTCCCATGCTTTTCCAATATCGACATGTTGCGAGATGGAAAGCACTTTGCGGTAGTCCGTCTTTCCATTCGGGAGTTCGATGATCCAGTCGAACTCATCGTCACTTTCGCAGGAACCCCAGTATTCCAACATCGGCGCAGAGTGTTCTGGAACGATGGTGGTTCGTGCGGAGTATTCGGTGCCCGAGTGGCTCCAAAGCGTGTCAGTACCATCCGTCTCGAGGTACTTCGTCCCAAACGTGCGATCCCATTCACCGATTAGCGCAGAAAGTCGCACACGGTTAGGACGCAATTCTGCCGTGAATACACCAGGCTGCGGAATCATGGTCGATTCGCACCATTCCTGAAGCCCAGGCACGTTTAGAACCATTCGACGCTTCTCTGCCTCTCGCCACACAATCGTGTACCAGCTCATCGGTTTCCTTTCGTTGGTCGGACTATACGCGGTCGTATCAATCATAGCGGACATGGGCTCTTGCGGCAGTATTCGATGGCGACCGCCAGCACGCGGTGCGTGTCGGGGCTGATGCCGAGGCGCTCCTTCGCTGCATCAATCTCCGCAGCGGTTGCGGTCTTGAGCACCTCCTTCGCCCAGGCATCCCAATCCGCGTACTCCTGCGCGGTCGGGCCTTGCAAGGAGGTCGCATCGCGCCGAGTCTGCACGACTTCGCCACGCGCAAGAACATCGGCCTGTGGCACAATCGCGCAGTACGCCTTGTGAATCGCAGCAATGTCCGGCTTCGTGTCGCGCTCGAGGCGGTGCTGGCGGATGCATTCGCGCAGCTTGTCCTGGTGCAGCGACCCCCATCGCTCGTTCAAGAGCCGCGACAATTCAGGCTCGAGCATCCACTTCGGCCACAGTTCCCCCATCAGATTCCGATTGTCCATCCATGTAATCGTTTGCATACGCGAGAGTATACAGACAGGCACTCCCGGCTGCTAGCGTGGGGAATGAAGTTCAGGAGAGAACGATGCGGATGTATCTGCAAGGAAGTGAATCCGATCCGGGCTGATATCAGTTCACACGGTGAGCGCGAGGGAAGCATGACCCCCAAAGGGGGCCACGTTCAA